AGAGAAACGGCACATAAGCCATTAGACGTGCGGCAGAACCGCCGTACCAGCCCATCTGGATGCGGAACATCGTCACATTGGACAGGCTCAGCGTGTGGACGCTGCTGCCTTGTCCGTCAAGCTTGTCGCCATTAAAAGTGCTGCGCGGGACAATTACTTCTTTGACCAGGCCGTCGCCAGAAGAACGACGATGGACCAGCATGAAATTATCACCGTCCCCATCAGCCTTGATCCGAAAGAAAAATCCATCTTGTGCATCACCTATTCCCCAAGTCTTCTCGCAAGCGGGAAGCTCGGCTTTGCTCATTTGAAGGCACACCGAAGCGCGAATGACGCGCCCAGTTTGGTATCTAAATCGTTTCCTGGTGGCAATACGAACTCGCTGAAATCCTCCTTCGGCCTTAGCAAGCTCGATCTTGACGGCTCGTCGATCTTCGTCGTGTCGGATGAATCCTGTGGGCTTGGGGGCGTAGTCTGCGCCGACGTTTTCAAGTTGTGCCCACTTTGCACTTTCTTCTCCATCTTCACCTAGTTCATTCAACCCTTGAACTTCCGAAACGTAGATGTCGTCTCGATAGGCGTAGTCATCTGTGTAGTTAAAAAGGCTGAGGCTCTCCTCAGCCTTTTGATTGCCAAGGATGTCAGAGCGGTTCTCGCTTTCCTTTTCCTTATGAATGACAATGGGAAGAGCGCCTTCCAGCAACGGAAAGACCAGCGGAATGCCGCTGGCCATAGTCCCTTGACCTACTGGAAAGTCGCCTTGTTCTTGCAGAACGGTGCCTTCATTAGCACCGCTTGCAACAACAACTCTCTTCTGACCTACTTCATGATTGAGCTGATGGTAAGTAGCCATTCTTTAATCACCGTTCGCCCCAGGTGATGGAGCCGTTTACTGTATTGCCGCTGTCAGCAATGCTTTCAGCGACCAGGGTCAGCACATCCCCTGCATTTCCGGCTTCGTTGGAAATGGGACGGGTGAGGAATTCACGGTTGTAACGGAACACTTCCTGCAGCACGATGTTTTGACCATCGTCATCACCAGCGAAGAACGTAGCGACAATGTCTCCACCAGTCACGCCAGTTGCAGTGGTGTTGTATTCAATGGCAGACAGTTGAGAAGTGGAGGTGAAGTTAACCGTGTCCGATGCAGGGTCAACCGTTGCTCCGCCAATGTTCAAGCCAGTAGCGTTTTTCAACAGCGTGAACTTCGTCCGATACTCACTGGAAAGGTTGAGCATCAACGGCACAACGCGCATGATGTTGGTCTTGCTGTTGCCATCAGTGTTGACGATGTTCTCTTTGCAGCGAATGGTCAGCAAAGGACGGCTGCTGCCAGGATTAATGGAAGCAGGAGCACCGGCTTGGCTGAAAATGTCATACTTCGACGCATCACCACCATCGATTTCGGCCTTGGTGCCGTAAATCTTCAAATAGACAGCTTGCGTAAGATTGCCATCCTTGGTGACGCGGAACGTCATCGGCAGATTGGGATTGCCGAGACTGGGGAACGGAATCCGGTCGCAAGTGTTGAGCTGGTGAATTGTCACCCAACGAGCCTGCTTCGCAACCTCTCCGTTGGCCAGGTTCTCATCTTTCGGCACATAAGCCATCAGACGTGCAGCAGAACCGCCGTACCAGCCCATCTGGATGCGGAACATCGTCACATTGGACAGGCTCAGCGTGTGGATGCTGCTGCCTTGTCCGTCAAGCTTGTCGCCGTTGAATGCACTGCGAGGAACAATCTCTTCCATGACAGAAGGATCAGCAGGTAACGTGCGGTAGCGACTGCCGTTGTACAGGCTATTGGCGTCGTCAACGGTGAAGTCAGTAGAGCCCACGGGAGCGCCGTGGTTTTGCGGACTTTCACCAGAGTTGGTGCGACGGACGAAGAACAAATCGTTGCCCACCACGCGAATGATGTAGCCGTTCTTGTCGTCCCAAATGCCAAATTCAATCGTGGCATTGGTGTCCTTAAGCATGGACACGCCAAAGCTCACGTCAGTGATGCGGCCGGTCTGATAGGGGAACACCAGGCGGCTCTGCATTTGAGCAGTGGTCGCATTAGTTGCATTGGTGTTAATCAGCAACTGAGCGCCGCTTTCCAAGGGCAGGTGAGTGACCGTGGAATAGTCAGGGGTGCCAGTATCGTCAGCAGTAGTCTTCCAAGCCTTCGGATCGATGGCAAGGATGTTCGTGGAGTCCCAAAGCTGCAAGCTGCTCTGCACCCGAGGGTTGCCGAGCAGATCATCATGCACCTCGCTAGGAGCACTTAAGTTGTCAAGAATCGGAACAGGAGACTGGTCGCTGGCAATAGCAACTGGCAGCGAGTTGGCCATTGTGGCCTGACCAGCAGCAATAGGCTCTGAGCGGCCAACTGTTACTACCTGTTTACCTTCTTCAATGTCAGGCATTGTTCCTTAGATCGAGGTGATGCGAGGCTTAACTTGCAGCGTGCCCAGTACAATCGTATCTTCCTTAAGTACGTTCAGCGTACCGCCAGTTGCATCAGAGCTGTAATTGGGAGTGCCACCACTACCAGGCACAATCTCAAACACAGTGTTTGAAATGATGCTTAAAGTGTTGGTTGTATAAGTGGTATTGTAGCCGCTAACTGTAGTGCCAGCGACGCGAACAATATCGTTGGAGGTGAGATTGTGATTGCCGCTAGTAGTAAATCGAATGCGATTGGTGCCAAGACCAGCATCAATCACAGTTCCAGAAGTGACAGACGCAATTCCACTACCCTCAGCGATGTAATACAACTCTTTCAAGTCCCAAAGAAACTTGGCAGATGCATCGCCAGGATCAGCCGTTTGCCGGCCAACGTCATATTCAAGATTACGCTCTGAATAGCCCAGGCTGATATTACGAGCCAACGCTTCAGTTTGAGACGACGTAAGTGCCAGCTTCAGGTGGCCTGTTGTGTCAAGCTTTGTGATGCCGAAAGAATCAACAACAGTGGAAGCCCCAAAGGTTTCCTTCACCTGTGCAATTAGCTCTGAACCAGAGAAATCACGAGCAGTGCCAATGGGCTTCTGAAAAGCGAGATACAGCTCGTCAAAACTGTCACCCTCGCGAACTGTAACGTCAATACTTTCCATTAGCCGTCAATCAGTCTGTCGAGATTGGCGATCATCTCTTGACGCAAGGAAGAAGTGCTGCGGCGGGGCTGCTTCAGCTCTTCAATGCGATTAAGAAGATCCTGTTTCTCAATTTTAAGCCTATCAATCTCAGCATGCAGATTGGAGAAATGCGTGCTCAACCCAATGCTTTCTTCTGCTTGCTTTTTCAACTGCTCATTTTCATTTGCCAACAGGGCAATTTCCTTCCTGGCTTGCCGCATCACCAACTGAGCATCAGCAGGCAGCATTTCCTTTTCCACTACTTCCGTCCGCACTGCGGGAACCTCAGCATCAACCAACCTTCGCTGTAGACCACTCAGTTCAGACTGCAATGACGCAACTTTGCCGGCAGAAGCCGCAGAGCGGCTTTCAGCATGCGTCAGTTTCAACAGAAGGTGAGCTTTTTCAGTTTCCAGCTCATGCACGCGCTCCTGCGCCTTTTGCGCCTCAGCACGCCACATGGCTTGATCCACTCCTGCAGCACGCCCTTCCCGAGATGTACGCTTGCCTCCCCTCACTTGATCCAGACTCACTTCTTCTGCATTGGGAATCATCCAACGCTCGCTGTAATTCAGCGGAGCCACGTCAAATTGATCCTTCCAGCCAGCAAGGAACACGGTCGTGCCAGTGTTAAATGGCACTTCAATATCCACCTCACCATTGGCAATCTTGAAAGACATCTCTTTAGATGCACCAATGAATGGCGTCGATGGCTTCAAATAAAGCCGTCCGTTCAACGGCCCTTCCGGGCCGTAAAGCTTGCCAACAACTCGTGTCATGATCAGACCTCCCGATAGGTGACCATCACCTGATAGTCCGCACCACTACTCACCACCGTATTTAACTTCTCACCAGCAGCAGTTTCAAACAAGCCAAGCTCGTTGCTGATCACCAAGCTCCCTGATGCTGCGATGGGAAAAGCAGGCGTGAGGTCAGTCGTGCCACCACTTTGAAGCTGAACCGTGCATCCAGCAGTGGCAGTGATGGTCAAGGTGCTCACACGCAGCTTCTTGCTGCTTACGCCAGAAACAACATCAGCGCCGGTCGTTGTTGCCACGAAAGCACTTTTCATTTGCTTCGTGAACAGATCGTGCTGCATCACATAAGGCGATGCAGTAGTCCCCTGGCCATCAGCCTGAACATAAGCAGAGTTACCTGCTGCATCTAGTCCGAAAAGGGCCATGGATCAAATAAGGAGGAACAGTAGTCTTTGTGATTTTAAGCCCCGCCCATCAGGCAGTCTTGCAACGTTGGAGCTGGAAAAATCAAAACGCAAAGGCGACGCAACAACTGCTGCACCTTCAGCAAAAGACGATTGCCTATTGTCTGCTCCAATTGTAGCGATGCGAATCTTATAAGAAGATCGAATTGTATAGTCGTCCGTTGGCAACGGCATATAAGTGTCAGTTGTTGTCCCTAAATCGATGTATCGGTCATCCTCGACTTTATACATCTGCACGCGAAACTCTTTGACCACTGGATGATTCAATGGCTCCTGCCAGCAAATCAAAGGATTGATCACATTGAAAACGGAATAAGCCGAATAGTTTGGATATTCCCATTTTGCTTCTACTCTTGCCATTACGTCACATCCAGTCGAATGGTGCCGACAGACACCCGTGGAACAACATTAACACCGGCAACACTACGCACTTGCGCGTCAAGGAAAGTTGCGCTGTCTACAGCGTCAAACTTATCTTTGTTGTGAGCCGTTGCCGTAACGGTGACAGTGCCATCGTCCCCTTCTGCCAATCCCACCACGCGATAAGTCTTGGGAACAGCACCATTGACTTCCTTAATTAAAAACAAATCACCAGCACTTGGCGCTGTCGTAAAATCATTTGATACAAGAACTGCAGATGCAGCGATAGAAGCATTTTCCCTGATGCTCTGCGTTTCGTTTCCAATAGTTATTTCATAAGCAATACCACTGGTAAAAGAAAGTGGTGTGTCCACATTGATGCGACTTGCAGTAGAGCCACTTTCTACCCTGCCAGCAATGATCCTGGCTGTCTTGGCTTCATCCGCAATCTCAATTAGTTCTCCCGGCAGCAGGAAAAAGCCATCAGCACTCACCCTGAATGTAACTGTCTCTTTCTCTGTCAAATTGGTCAGCAAAGCCCATCGCCCCATCCTTTGCGCTTGACCCTGAGAAGTGCAACCAAATGCACGCACTTCTAATTCGCGATAACCCAAGGTTTCAACAGCATTGCGATCTTCAACGTATTCAAGCTTCGTCCTGTAGCGATCATCCGGGTCATTCCAAGACACCAAGGCAACGGTCTTGCGAGCCTTGCGCCCAGTTCCCTCATATTGAAAAGGAGGCGTGGTCACTTCACCACCATCACTCACTTCTTGAATGACATTGGATGAATTAAATTTACGGATGACACTGCCGGGCCTGTCTTGTGTTGGGACAATTTGACCGTTGGAGTAGTACAACATTCCGCGAAACGCAGCCGCCAATGAATTCAACACGTCATAAGCTTCACCTCGATTGTTGATGTTGCCGTTGAACGTAAACCTAGGCTCCTTGCCCCCTCGACCATCGTCAACTTCTTCGTCGCAATACTTAGCAATCTCGTTCAAAGCGAACACGTCAATATCATCTTCCTTTATAAATTGACCACAGCCATAGCGTTCATTGGTCAACAAGTCGTAAAACACCCACGCCGGATTACTGGAATACGCCGTCTTAAATAAACCATCCCAGACACCATTGGATGTCCTGTCGTCCGGATTGTAATTAGTCGGCACTTCAATTTTCAAGCCCTTAAGTTCTGCCGACAACGAGGGAACAGACCTAAAACCTTCAGCATTCAATGTCACCCCAATTAGTGCGGTATTGGGATAGCGAAAAGATTCATCCAAGATGCCGACGATTGCCTTGAAAATTAAATCATCAACTTGCCTGATGTTATCTGGGTCATTGGTTTCACGCTTAACGCGAACAGTCCAAGGCCCCTCTCCGCTCAAAGAAAAGTCATATTCAAAGTCAACAGCACCTCTTGACTTGCCCTTGATTTTCTTAGTCTCGTTATGAATGACATTTCCTAAGAAGTCGATAATACGAATGTTGAACTCCACTTCGGAGCCGCTCACATCACCACTGTCTTCGTCCACCTTGTACAACGCACCAACGCCAATTCTGACAACGATGGAGTTCAAGTCTTTGTGACTGGTTGTCACGGAAACAGGGCCACCGCCGCTCACGTCACCACTGTCTTCGTCCTCCTTTCCCTTTATGACTTTTACGCCCACAGATTGTTCAATTCTTACGTCAGAAAAACCGTTCAGTACGGGTTGATCGTTGGTCCCCGTCCGCCGCACGATCTTTACTGCATCTCCAAAGTTATCAACACCTTCAGGAGTTCTAATTGGAGTGTCGTTTAGATAGACGCTAGTTTCAGCCTCTCCAGTGGCATAGCCTCTC